TCACCCGCCGATACAAAAACCGGACGATCGAAGTGCGGGTCCTGCCGAAGGGGTTCGAGTACGAGGGCGACGTCTACCGGACCCTGAGCGCCGTGGCCAAGAAGGTCACCGGCACCCACTGGAACGGCTATGGGTTCTTCGGCTTGGGCCAGAGGGAGTCCGCTGATGGCCGGTAAGCGGGTCGAGGCGCCGACCATCTGCTGCGCCATCTACACCCGCAAGAGCACCGAGGAAGGCCTCGAGCAGGAGTTCAACAGCCTCGACGCCCAGCGCGAAGCCGGCGAGGCCTTCATCGCCAGCCAGAAAAGCGAGGGATGGGTCTGCCTGCCCGACCGGTACGACGACGGCGGCTACACGGGCGGCAACATGGAACGCCCGGCGTTCAAGCGCCTCATGGCCGACGTCGAGGCCGGACACATCGAGTGCGTCGTCGTCTACAAGGTCGACCGGCTTTCGCGCAGCCTCCTGGATTTCACCCAGATCATGGAGGCCCTCGAACGGCGCGGCGTCTCGTTCGTGTCGGTCACGCAGCAGTTCAATACGACCAGCTCGATGGGTCGCCTCACCCTGAACATCCTGCTGTCGTTCGCGCAGTTCGAGCGGGAGATCATCTCCGAGCGGACGCGCGACAAGATCGCCGCGGCCCGCCGTAAGGGGAAGTGGTCCGGCGGCCGGCCGATCCTCGGCTACGACGTCGATCCCCGCGGGGGGCGGCTGATGGTGAACGAGAACGAGGCGGCCCGGGTGCGCGCGATCTACGAGCTCTACTTGGACCACCAATCCCTGATCGCGACGATCAAGGAGCTCGACGCGCGCGGCTGGACCAACAAGCAGTGGACCAACAAGAAAGGACGCGAGTCCGGCGGCGCGCCGTTCAACAAGCACAGCCTCCACAGCCTGCTGAACAACGTCCTGTACATCGGCCGCCTGACCTACAAGGAAGAAGTGCATGACGGCGAGCACCCGGCGATCGTGGACGAGGAGACATTCCGGCGCGCCGGCCAGATCCTGAGCCGCAACCGGATCACCGGCGGCCGAGAGGTCCGCAACCGATTCGGCGCGATCCTCAAGGGCCTGATCAACTGCGTGCCCTGCGGTTGCGCCATGGTGCCGACGCACACGACCAAGCAGGACCGGCGCTACCGGTACTACGTCTGCGCGAACGCCCAGAAGCGCGGGTGGCACGCCTGCCCGTCGAAATCGATCCCTGCGGGCGAGATCGAGAAGTTCGTGGTCGACCAGGTGCGCGGCATCGGGCGGGACCCGGCGCTACTGGTGGAGACGTTGAGCGGGGCGCGGGCAGAAGCCAAGGCACGGATCGAGGAACTCGAAGCGGAGAAGTCGGGCTTGGAACGCGATCTGAAACGCCACAACGCCCAGATGCGCGAACTTGCCGGTGAGATTGGGTCCGGCAATGCGACCACCGATCGGATGGCCGACCTGCTGGATCGAGTCCGCGGGGTCGAGGAGCGGCTGGCCCAGGTGCGCGATGAACTGGTTCGGCTGGGGCGGGACCTGATCGACGAGGACGAGGCTATTCGAGCCCTGGCGGCTTTCGATCCCGTCTGGGAGACGCTCACGCTCCGGGAGCAGGCGCGTGTGCTGCAGCTCTTGATCCAGCGGGTGGACTACGACGGCGACAAGGGCACTGTCTCGGTGACGTTCCACCCGGCCGGCATCGAAACGCTGTCGCGCGCGTACGCGGAGGAGAACGCATGACCCGGACGCTGAAGATCACCAAGGATGTCCACTTCCGGAGCATGGAGCGCGGTCGGAAGGAGCTGCGGGAGGGCGCCGAGGAGTCCGTGCCGACGCTCGGCAAGGTGCCGCGGCTCTCGAGGTTGCTCGCCCTGGCGCTCCATATGGAGGATCTCTGCCGGCGAGGGGAGGTTGCGGATTTCGCCGAGTTGGCCAGGCTCACCATGGTCACCAGAGCCAGGATGACGCAGATCATGAACCTGCTGCTGCTCGCGCCGGACATCCAGGAGGAGATCCTGTACCTGCCCCGGTCGAGCGGCGGCCTTGACCCGATCCGGGAGAAGGCGGTTCGACCCATTGCGGCCATCCCTGACTTTCGGAAGCAGCGGGGAATGTGGCACGACCTGAAAGCGGGGCTCCCGGACGGGTAGCAGATCGCCCGGCTGCTTCGATAACTCGTTGTCCTGCAAGGGAAAATATACGAACGACCTGCGGGCCCTTGACGCCGGGCAAAGTGTTGAGTATTTAGGCCACAGTGACGGGCGATGAGGTCCGGCCCACCGGGCGGAAACACCCAGACCGCTCGTCCACGATAGGGAGGTGAAAGCATGGTTGGAAACAAGAAGTTCGGCAAGCGAATCCGTGAACTCCGCGAGGCGAAGAAGGCGGTCGATCCCACATTCTCGCTCAGGCAATTCGCGACGAAGGTCGGAATAAGCGCCACGTTCCTGAGCAAAGTTGAAAAAGGGGTATTCGACCCGCCGAAGGCGGAACACATCATCAAGATGGCGGAGCTGCTCGAGGTCGACACGGACGAACTGCTCGCGCTTGCGAACAGGACCGATCCCGAGCTCAATGAGATCATCAAGTCAGAGCCCAAGGCTATGGCAGATCTGCTCCGCACGGCTCGCGACCGCGGCTTGACCGCAGAGGATCTGGAGCGCATCACCAAGAACATGAAACGGAAGTCCTGAGCGCAGGACGTACAGGAGGTACGAATGGCGCGTATCCACACCTTTGTCCCCAGGAAAACCATCGAGTCCGGCACGCTGGTCTTGATTGCCGACTACGAACGCAGGTACGGTCTGACCGTCAGGCCGCCGATTCCGGTTGAGGAGATTCTGGAGGCCCACCTCGGTCTCACCTACGACTTCGACGATCTTCCGAAGCTGGTGAACGATCCCGAGGCCCTGGGAGGACTGTGGTTCCGGTCCAGGGAAGTGAAGTTCGATCAGTCGCTTGACCCGTCCCTGCATCCGGCCCAGTTGGGGCGGTACAGGTTCACGGTTGCCCACGAAACCGGCCATTGGGAACTGCACCGAGGCATGTTTCTGTCCAACGAGGGTCAGGCGGCCATGTTCGAGGGAGAAGAGAACACGGTGATCTGCAGATCCAACGACAAGAGCCCGCTGGAATGGCAGGCCGACTGCTTCGCCGGCTACCTGTTGATGCCGAAGGACATGGTCTACGCCCAGTGGGCGGCCATACGCGGCAGCCGGGAACCGTACATCGCCACGCATGAGATCGCAGACCTGAAGGCCCGTTGGGGTCTCGGCGAGGATGAGCGCCCCACGGTCGAGGTGGCACGGCAAATGGCGCCATTGTTCCAGGTCTCTGCGCAGGCGATGCAGATCCGCCTGACCGAGCTTGGGCTAATCCGGACTCGCGTTCCGGAGCCGGGGCTGTTCCCGTGATGACCCCCAATTTTTTTAATCCCCAGCGTTTAGTGTTTAGGCCACATGTTACGCACAGGTTATCCCCAACCCCCAGCCACAGGAAGGATCCGCGATGAAACCTCCCAGGAAATCCACCCTCACCCCTGCCCAAGCCGACTTGGTCGAGCTGATGCAGAATCTCGACTTCGGCATGATCGAAGGGCTCGTCATCCGCAGCGGCCTTCCGGTGATGAAACCGCGTCCCCGGGTCGTCCGGGACGTGAAGTTCGGCGCGGGCAACGGTCACCGTTCCGAGACGGGCCTCACCGACTTCGCGCTGAAGTCGAGCGTCCAGGAGCTCATGGACAACTTCGCCTCCCTCGGCAACGCCACCGTGCGCCGCCTGGAGATCAAGCACGGCCTGCCGTTCCGGATGCAGGTGGAGGAGGTCGCCACCTGACCCGCAGGGCTAACCGCCCCGATCCCCGTCCCTGACTGATCGTCACCAGACATTCAACCGGCCACGAGGTGGAGGTGCATGTGGGTGTCGCCGTAACGGCGAACCACGTGCGCCTCCGCCACGCCGGTCTATGCGCTGCCTCGTGCGACACCTTCGCGCCTCTCCGCGGCCTCAGGAGAGGTTCCGATGGAGAACACGAAGCAGCACATCCTCGACGGATACGCACGAGATGTCATTCGCCACAAAGCCAGGCAGCTGGTCGGCAAGTACGGCTTCACCCGCGACGACTACGACGACCTGCAGCAGGAGATGATGCTGGACCTGCTGCGCCGCCTCGGCAAGTACGACCCCAGCAAGGCGGGCCTCAGCACCTTCGTGGCCCGCATCGTCGACCGCAAGGTATCCAACCTGATCCGCCACCAACGCCAGGAGAAGCGTGACTACCGACAGCAAGTGTGTCCGCTGGACGCACAGGTCGAGGGCCAGGACGGCCAGGTGCGCGGTCTCGATGATGTTATCAGCCAGGACGCCTACGACCAAGAAGTCGAACGGCACGATCGTCCCACGGCCGATCGTCTCGATCTGAGGATCGACCTCACGCTGGTCCTGGACGACCTACCCGACGATCTGCGTGAACTCGCTCGCCGCTTGCAGACCCGAACGATGGCCGAAATCGCCCGCGAAATGGGCGTGCCGCGCAGCACGCTCTACGAGAAGGGCATCGCCCGCCTGAGGAAGATCTTCGAGGACAAGGGGCTACGCGAATACCTCGGCGCGGCCCGACACCTCGGCACGGGACAGGGTAAGTAACCCACAGAAGGTCGACAACACGGGCCTCATGAGAGGAAACACGATGAATCGAGAAATCCACCGCTACGAGTTCGAGGCCTCGGTGCCCGCGGACGAGATCGAAAGCACGCTGCTCTTGGCCGTGCTCGCGGTCGAGGGCCTTCACGGCAAGTCCCGGGTCCGCCTCGACGCGAAGTACTGCTTCGACACCGACAAGCACGCTTGCGTGATCGACGCCGACACCGTCGTCGGCCAGGACATCAGCCGCATCTTCACGGGCTTCGCCATCCGCGAGTTCGGCGAGTCGACCTTCGCCGTCAGCCGCACCGAGCGCATGCCCAAGACCGAAACGGAGGACCTGAGCGCATGAACCTGCCCGGAGTATTCAAGCGACGCGCGTGGAGCGTCCAGGATCTGATCTGCGAACCGGCCGATGTCTACCACGCCCAGGCCGGCAAGTACCTCTCCAGCCACCTGCTGGCCGAGTTCCGGCGCAACGCGCTGCTCTTCCATAAGAAGGAGCTCGGGCTGGTCCAGGACCAGGACCGCCCGGCGTATGTCCTCGGCCGCGCCGCCCACGTTCTGATCCTCGAGGGCCGCGAGGCTTACGAGCGGGCCTACGCTTTCGGCGGCCCGATCAACCCCAAGACCGGTCTGCCGTTCGGCAGCCGCACCAAGGCCTTCCAGGATTGGGCGGAGGCGATGGGCAAGCCCGTGCTCGACGACGATCAGGCGGCCCTGATCGAGAGCCTGAACGCGTCGGTGCGGGCCCACAAGCACGCCGCGGCGCTGCTGGCCGACGGCGTCGCCGAGGGCGTGATCCGCGCCGAGTACTGCGGCGTGCCGTGCCAGTCGCGCCTGGACTGGCTGAATCCCGAGCGCGGCATCGTCGACCTCAAGACCTGCGACAACCTCGACTGGCTCCAGATGGACGCGCGCAGCTACGGCTACGTCTACCAGCTGGCCTTTTACCGGTCTCTGGCCGCCGCGCTCACCGGTGAGCGGCTCCCCGTCTACATGATCGCCGTCGAGAAGCGCGAGCCGCTGCGCACCGGCGTCTGGCGCATGAGCGAGGAGGTCCTCGGCCTCGCCCAGAAGGAGAACGAGGAGAGCATCGCGCGCCTGATCGCCTGCCGCGAGAAGGACGAGTGGCTCAGCGGCTACGAGGACATTCGGACCTTCGACCTGATCTGACACAGGCGGAAGCGGGCGGAATGGCGTGACGCGCCGTCGCCCGGGCGCGTCGGGACTCCCTGGGTCCGCCCGCTTCCCCGCAACCACGAACGGAAGGAGAGACGACCGTGAAACTCTTGCAGCAAGTCATCAGCGGACGAAGTCCGGCACCGAGGCGGGTGTTGCTCTACGGCACTCACGGTATCGGGAAGTCGACCTTTGCCAGCTGCGCACCCAGCCCGGTGTTCATCCAGACCGAGGACGGCCTCGGCGAGATCGACTGCGCCAAGTTCCCCGTCACCACGACGTTCGATCAGGCCATGCAGGCCCTGTCGGAGCTCTACAGCGACGAGCACCCCTATCGAACCGTCGTGATCGACTCGCTGGATTGGCTGGAGCGGCTGATCTGGGCCGACGTGTGCCGCCGGCGCAACGTCGAGAGCATCGAGGACATCGGCTACGCCAAGGGCTACGTGTTCGCCCTGACGCAGTGGCGCGAGTTCATCGAGGGCCTGTCGGCGCTGCGCAGCGAGAAGGGCATGACGACGATCCTGATCGCTCACGCCCGCATCGAACGCTTCGAGAACCCCGAGACCGAGTCCTACGACCGCTACGTGCCACGCCTGCACCGCCTGGCCTCCCAGGTCCTGCAGGAGTGGTGCGACGAGGTCATGTTCGCCACGTTCAAGGTCTTCACCAAGCAGACCGACGAGGGCTTCGACCGCAAGCGCAACCAGGGCATCGGCACCGGTGAGCGCGTGCTGCGCACGGTCGAGCGCCCTGCCCACGTGGCCAAGAACCGCCTCGCCCTTCCCGAAGAGATGCCGCTGGACTGGAACGTCTACGCCCAGCACATCCACCACGAACCTGTGAGCGCGCCCCAGGGCGGCAAGACCAAAGGAGCGAAGTAACCATGGCGAACCTCAACGGCTTCGATGCCGCCACCGTCGACCCCGCGACCGATTTCGAGCCGCTGCCCGCGGGCAAGTACCTCACCGTCATCACCGACTCGCAGATGAAGCCGACCAAGAGCGGCGCCGGCCACTACCTCGAGCTGACGTTTCAGGTCATCGACGGCCCGTTCAAGAACCGGCT